GAAGGTGTTACATCTATGCAATACATTAACGGAACAAAAGCAGTTGTAAACATAGGTAAGGTTGTTGAAACACCTGGAACTTATGGCCCAGATGGTCATGAGATAACGCCACCAATTTACTACCCAGGTTGGGCTTATGACATAATGAGTACAGACACCTTAGACTTTGGAAGCAATGAGGTATATCCAGGCGATGCATCGGCTCATCAGTTTTATGGGTTTCCGAGAAACGCAGAAGTTCCACCGCCTATTGCAGAAGAAGAGGTAATTTCTTAATAAACAGTGTAACTATAACAATATAACAATTAAATTAAATGTAATGTCAAAAATCACAGAAGAACAATTAGAATCAATAAAAGAATCTCAAGGCAAAATAAACGCTATATTAGCAGAGATTGGTTTTTTAGAAACTAAAAAAGTAGAGTTTATAGGGGCTCATTTTGAAGCAGTTAAAGTTTTAGAAGAGATTAAGTCAGAATTAAAAGAAGAATACGGGGATATAAACGTAAACTTAAATGATGGTACTTTTGAAAAAATAGAGACTGAAGTTAAGGAAATGGAAGTTGTAAAGTAATGGAGCCTGTAGTAAGAAAAATAAGTATAGGTTCTGATTATAAAAACGATGCAATGCATTACGCTGTCGGTCAGCAAGTTTATGGCGGACATACTATTTCAGCAATATTGCACGATCAGGAAATAAACTCTTACAGTATATTTATAAAAAAAGGAGATGAGATCATGCCTTGGAAAAAGTTTAATTCAAACATGGCTATATCTGTTGAATACGATTTAGAATATTAATGAGAAGTTTGTATGACTTTATCATCAAACCTTTAGGTGATAGATATGAAAACGAAATAAAGCTTGGAAATAAAACTTTAGTTTTAAACACTAAAATAGAAAGTTTTAAATCTGTCAACAACTTAGCAGTCGTTGTAGAAACACCAAAAGCTTTTAAAACAAATATAAAAAAAGGAGATATAATAGTTATACATCACAATGTATTTAGAGTATTCTATGATATGAAAGGTGTTAAGAAAAACAGTAGGTCGTACTTTAAAGATGATTTATATTTTTGCGCTATAGATCAAATATATTTGTATAAAAATACAGGAGATTGGAAATCATTTGGAGACAGATGCTTTGTAATGCCTTTAAAAAATAAAGACTCTCTAAGGCTCGATAAAGAGCAAAAGCTTATTGGTATATTAAAGTATGGTAATAAGTCCTTAGAAGCGCTTAAAATAACCCCAGGGGATGTAGTCGGCTTTACACCAAACAGTGAATGGGATTTTGTTATAGACAAGCAAAGAGTTTATTGTATGAAATCTAATGATATTGTAATTAAATATGAACACCAAGAAGACGAAGTTGAGTATAATCCAGGCTGGGCAAAAAGCGGTTGAAGAATTAATTAAAGTAGCAAAAGAAGCTATTGTAGATTCGGAAGACGACTTAACGGCGGATAAATTAAAGAACGCAGCGGCTACTAAAAAACTAGCTATATTTGATGCTTTTGAAATACTTGCACGTATTGAAGCTGAGGAAAATTTATTAAATGATAAACCAGTAGAATCTAAAGAAGAAAAATCTTTTAAAGGTTTTGCAGAAGGAAGGTCTAGGTAATGTACGAGCAAAGTTTATATACAATCTTAAAAGATTATGTAAAACCTAAAGTTCTAGATAGAAATAATAGGTACAAAAAATGGGAATACGGATACAATAAAGAACACGATTTTATTGTTATAAGTAAAACAGGGCAAGTAGGCGAGATATACGATATACAAGGATTAAAAATTGGTTTGCCAAAAAAAACTGATATTAAAACCTTTTCAAATAACAAATGGCAATATGCTGAATACCCTAAAGAATTAAAAAAAATTAAATCAGTATTTGACTGGGATGAATATCCTGTTCAATTTAAAGAAAAATGGTATGACTATATTGACACAGAGTTTAAAAGGCGCGAAGAAGGTTTTTGGTTTATTAATAAAGACAAGCCTACTTACATTACTGGTACTAACTACATGTACTTGCAGTGGTCCAAGATTGATGTTGGGCAGCCAGACTTTCGAGAATCGAATAGATTATTCTACATATTTTGGGAAGCCTGTAAGGCCGATGCAAGATGTTACGGAATGTGTTACCTTAAGAACAGAAGATCGGGCTTCTCGTTCATGGCCTCAGGCGAGACTGTTAATCAAGCCACGATTTCTACAGACTCAAGATTTGGTATACTATCAAAATCTGGGCCAGACGCAAAGAAAATGTTTACTGATAAGGTCGTACCAATATCCGTTAATTACCCCTTTTTTTTCAAACCGATCCAAGACGGAATGGACCGCCCGAAGACGGAACTTGCGTATAGAGTCCCCGCGTCGAAATTTACCCGTAAGAAACTCGATTCCAACGAGAAGCTCGCAGAGATATCCGGTCTCGATACGACAATCGACTGGAAGAACACAGGTGATAACTCCTACGATGGTGAGAAACTTAAACTCCTCGTCCACGACGAAAGCGGTAAATGGGAACGTCCGACGAACATCCTCAACAACTGGAGGGTTACAAAAACGACATTAAGATTAGGTTCTAGAATTATAGGAAAATGTATGATGGGGTCAACCTCAAACGCATTAGATAAAGGAGGTGCTAATTACAAAAAGCTATATTATGACTCAGATGTCACTAGAAGAAACGCCAATGGACAGACTCGCTCAGGATTATATTCTTTGTTCATACCTATGGAATGGAATTACGAAGGATACATTGATTCTTTTGGATTTCCTGTCTTCAACACGCCAAAGAAACCAATTGAAGGCACGCATGGGCAACAAATAGATTTAGGTGTAATTGATTACTGGCAAAATGAAGTTAACGGTTTAAAAGAAGATCAAGACGGTTTAAATGAATTTTATCGTCAATTTCCAAGAACAGAAGAACACGCATTTAGAGATGAAGCAAAACAATCTTTATTTAATCTAACTAAAATATACGAACAAATAGATTATAACGCTGATTTAAAAAACACATCTGTTATTACTACTGGAAGTTTTCAATGGGAAAACGCTGTGCCTGATTCAAGAGTTATATTTATACCTAACAAAGACGGTAGGTTTAGAATATCTTGGGTACCGCCGGTAGAACTACAAAATAGAATGTTGATTAAAAGCGGTAGAAAATATCCAGGTAACGAACATTGCGGTGCTTTTGGATGTGATAGTTATGACATATCTGGTACGGTGGACGGCAGAGGTTCTAATGGATCTTTACATGGTCTTACTAAATTTAGCATGGAAAATGTGCCGCCAAATCATTTTTTTTTAGAATACATAGCTAGGCCACAAACCGCTGAAATATTTTTTGAAGATGTATTAATGGCTTGTGTATTTTACGGCATGCCTTTATTAGCTGAGAATAATAAGCCTAGATTACTTTATCATTTTAAAAGAAGGGGCTATAGAGGTTACTCTATGAATAGACCTGATAAATTAAAGCTATCGGTAACTGAAAGAGAAATAGGTGGTATACCTAACTCAAGTGAAGATATAAAGCAAGCGCATGCTGCTGCTATAGAAACTTATATAAATACGAGCGTCGGGCTACTTGAAACTGGGTATGGAAATATGTATTTTCAAAGAACACTAGAAGATTGGGCAAGATTTAATATTAATAATAGGACTAAGCATGATGCGTCCATAAGTTCTGGATTAGCATTGATGGCTTGTAATAAAAATAGATATGTACCTAGAGCTAAGATTGAATACAAATCAATTGATTTAGGTATTAAACGATACGACAATAAAGGCGGTATGTCTAAAATAATAAGATAAATGAGAATACAGACTAACACTAACAGTTCATTTCCAAGTCAAGTAGTAAGTGAAGCGGAAAAGTCTAGCTTAGATTACGGCATACAAGTAGGTAGAGCTATTGAGGGTGAATGGTTTCAAGAAGGAAGAGCAGGCAATAGATATGTTCAATCTTATGCTACATTTCATCGGCTAAGATTATACGCTAGAGGAGAACAAAGTGTTCAAAAATATAAAGATGAATTATCAATAAATGGCGATTTGTCTTATCTTAATTTAGATTGGAAACCTGTTGCGGTTATATCAAAATTTGTAGATATAGTTGTCAACGGTATGTCTAATAAAGAGTATGATATTACAACTTTTGCGCAAGATCCGTTTTCGGTAAAGCAAAGAACTGACTATGCCGCGGCGGTTGAAAGGGATATAAATGCTAAAGAAGCTCTTGTGAATGTAAAAGAAAATCTTGGTATGGATTTTTCTTTAACCGGTAATTTAGAAGACTTGCCTGAAAGCAGAGAAGA